GTTCCTAACGGTCTGAAACATTTTGTTAGAACTCCATTAGCTACATCAATGGATTCGGACTTTGACACGGGCAACTCTAGATACAAGGCCCGTGAACGCTACAGTTTCGGGTTTAGTGATCCTTTAGGTATTTTTGGTTCTGCAGGTTCTTCCTGATAAATCAGTAACTTAGCTTTAATTAAGGGCTCCTTCGGGAGCCTTTTTTATGTCCGACTCGGACACATTTGCGGCTGTGACGCAATCACAAACCTACTATCGCACATTACCTGTATCAAAGAATAAAGCTTGTATTATTTTTATACTCCTGTATATTACATGTGTCAAAAACCAAACAGGAGATAGCAATGTACAGCCAATACCCAACAACTCGTAAAGAAGCCCAAGACCTTAAAGCCACTCATTACTTTACAGGCTTACCGTGTAAACACGGACATGTAGCACTACGTAAGACCAAAGGCACATGCATGGATTGCCTAAGATTAGAGTGGGCAGAGACCAATGCTAAACGGGCATTGTTACCCAAATCTGAGGCTAGTAAAAAAGCAGGTATAAAGTATTATGAGAATAATAAGGAGCTAGTTAAATCTAAAGCTCTTGGTCGTTCTTTAGAGGACAGAAAAAGATATAGGGATAAATGGTCAAAGGACAACCCTGAGCTACGAAAAGCTAATACCAAACACCGTAGAACAAAGCATAAACAAGCCACGCCCATATGGCTCACACAAGAACAGAAAACAGCGATTAAACAGTTTTATCTGGATGCTATGGTAGCTACTAGAGTTACAGGTACACCCTATGTTGTAGACCATATAATACCTCTACGTGGTAAGCTTGTAAGCGGTTTGCATGTACCGTGGAATTTAGCGGTGATAACCCGTGAAGAAAACCATATTAAGTCCAACAAATTAATTGACACCACCCTAAAATAAATGCTATAAGAACTGTAAATCTGGGAATTAATTTAACTGCCTACTCGACTGCCCCAGCAGATTCGCACACAACGACAGGCAAACGTGCACTAAGGAATTAAATATGGCATTCTCAACTTTTACTGGTCCAGTTCGTTCAGGTACTGTTAGAAATACTACTGGTACTACTCTAGGTACTATCGACAACACAGGTCTTGTTGTCTTAAGTCAATCTGCAGCTTTAGGCTTAACTTCTAATGTTTCTTTTGTGTTGCCAGCTGGCGCACAAATAGTGGATATCTATATTGATGTCACTACCACTTTTACTACTAGTTCTACTCTTGCTGTAGGTGATGGTACTACTGTTGATAAATATGTCACTGCTATCACTACTGCAGCGGCGGGCCGTCAAGCCATTACTTTTTCAGGCGCTCAATTAACTGCTATGTATAACATCGGCACTTCTGATGTAGCTGTTACTGTAACTATGGCGGGTACTACTGCTGTTGCAGGTGCCGGTTATATCACTATGGACTACGTACAAAAAACATCTAGTGGTGCTCAAGACCCTGTTTCTGCATAATATAAGGGCAGATAGGTTATGGAACATCGTAGAGAAGATGATCCGGTAATACAAACAGTGAGGGAACTTGCTACCCACAGTGCAGATATAAAGCATTTGCAAAATGACATGGATAAAATGATTAAAGATATGGATGAGATAAAAGAAACCATAAAAGAAATCAGTAAAACCTTATCAGAAGCTAAAGGTGGGTGGCAGATGTTCTTACTAGTGGGTGGTGCTGGTGCAGCTATGGGCACATTAGTGTCTTGGCTCCTTGATATGTTTAAACACTAATGGCTACTAAAAAAGCTCCAGTATTGTCAGTTGGTAGAGGGGAAAAGTTACCTGTGTCTAAGGGCGCTGGCTTAACAGCTAAGGGTAGAGCTAAGTATAACAATGCTACAGGCTCTAATTTAAAGGCTCCTCAACCTAGTGGCGGCCCACGAAAGAAGTCATTTTGTGCTAGAATGTCAGGTATGCCGGGTCCTATGAAGGACGAAAGTGGTAAACCTACACGCAAAGCAGCCTCACTAAAAAGGTGGAATTGTGGTAGTAAATAGAGTAGAAGGTGGGTATTAATATGACTCGCCCTTCACGTGGTATTTCCGATATTCAAGAAAAAGCTAGAGGCAGAACTAATATGGCTAAGTTAAAAGCGGGTATGTTCCCACTAAAGAAAAAAGATACAATTAAAGCTAAAGTAACTAAACGTGCTCCAACTCCAGACATGGCTCAATTAGGCGCTATGAGAAAGATGGCACCAGCTATGAAAAAAGGCGGCATGTGCTATGCTAAAGGCGGTTCTATTAACGGGATTGCTAAAAAGGGCAAAACTCGTGGGAAGATAATCTAATGGCTACTAAAGTAAAAATGTCAAAAAAACAAGAAGAGCCTGATGTTGGTCAAGCTAATATTGACAGAGCGATGATTGATAAGAGAAATAAGGACGAGTCAGCGACAGCGGGTAAGTTTGGTTTAGGCGACTCACCTAGTAAAGACTTTAGCGGCTCTGATTACTACAAAGGTAAAAAAGCTGGTGGGTCTTGTAAAGGTTATGCTAAAGGCGGCTCTGCGTCATTACGTGGTGATGGTTGTGCTACTAAAGGGCACACAAAAGGAGCAATGCGCTAATGGCTACACCTGCGGCTAAAGCACCTGCGGCTAAAGCACCTGCGGCTAAAGCACCTGCGGCTAAAGCACCTGCTGGAATAGCAACATTAAAAACAACACCAGCACCAGCACCTGTAGCTAAAGCACCTGCGGCTAAAGCACCTGCGGCTAAAGCACCTGTTAAAGCTCCTGCTCCTGTAGCTAAAGCCCCTGTTAAAGCACCTGCTCCTGTAGCTAAAGCCCCTGTTAAAGCTCCTGTTAAAGCTCCTGCTCCTGTAGCTAAAGCCCCTGTTAAAGCTCCTGTTAAAGCTCCTGCGGCTAAAGCACCTGTAAGTAAGCCAGCTGTTATGCCTGCACCTGCGGCTAAAACAGCTACACCAGCACCTGCGGGCGTAGGTCTTGCTAATAAAGGGTTTGGTATAACAGGACAACAACCAACTACACCAACGCCTATAAATACGGGTATTGTGGCTCCCAAAACATCTATACCAGCGCCAGTTGCTGTTGCACCTAAACCCGTAACACCAGCACCAGCACCAGCACCAACACCAGCGCCAGCGCCAGCGCCAACGCCAGCGCCAGCACCAGTTGCTATTGCACCTAAACCTGTAACGCCAACACCAGCACCTATAACGCCTCCTGCACCCGCTCCAACTCCTGCGCCTATGGCACCTCCACCTCCTAATAGTATGGCGGGGCAAGAACAAGGACAACAAAACCTACAATCTAGGTTAAATGCTGCGGGTCCAGCGGGCTGGAAAAAAGGTGGGGTAATTAATAAAAGTATGTTTAGTGCATCAACTAAAACTAAAGACGCTCCTGTTAAACCTAGGGGTGTCGGTCTTGCTCAACGTGGATGGACTAAAGGGAGGATGATCTAATGGCTACTGAACCAAAACGCTACGCTCAACGTGGGACTAAAGTAGGGGAGAAAACTAAGCTTAAGTATAATCCTACTGCCCTTAGAGACGAACCAACGGTATCAAGAAATAAGTCTCTTTCATTTAGAGAAGACTTGAGTCCAAAAACTAGCACGGGCGGGAGCGGCGGTTCAAACCTTATTCCTCGTAATAAAGTAGACATGGCCTCTGGTAACCGCAATATAGGTAGCCAAGGCTCTAGTGCTAAAAACATAGTTCCTAGAGGCACTAGCCAACTAGGGCCTGTAAGACCGGAAACACCAAGTTCTGCTAGAACTATGAAAGATGTACAAGGATCAAGCAGAACAGTAAATAAAGCCCTAACAGGCCCAGCAGAAAGCGTAGCTAGTAAAGTTGGAAGAGGCGCTACATTAGGTAGAGCGGGAACTGGAATCGGTGCTCTTTTATACTCTAAAAATGCAGGAGAAGGTAGTGACTTTAAAGGTAAGGATCGCCCAGCGCCTTACTCAGGGTTATCTAAACCTAAAGGGTATGAGATACCTGAAGACTTTGGTATGAAAAATCCATCTGAAGACTTTGGAGATAAAAAAGAAGCCTCTAAAGCTCCAACTGCTAAAACATCAACTGCTAAAACATCAACAGCTAAAACATCAACAGCTAAAACAGGAACTTCTAAAGGTGAGTCACAGTCTAGTAAAGATTCTAGAATGGCAGCATATGAGAAATGGGTAAAAACTAACAGAGACCCTTCTACAGCGGACTACTTAAAAACTGGCTTTGGAAACAAAACTCCTGCAGCGGACAGTGGTGCGCAATCACGTATAGATGATAATGCTTCATTTTTCAAAGCGAGACAGTTGGCTAGTGATAATCCAGGAATGAAGAAAGGCGGTAAGGTTAAAGCTAAACCAATGAAGGCTTTTGCTAAAGGCGGTTCTGTTAGATCAGCTGCCTCTCGTGGTGATGGTTGTGCCACTAAGGGTCATACTAAAGGAGCAATGCGCTAATGGCTGGGGGAGGACAAGGTTATGCAGATGGGGGTATTATTGGTCAAGGGTTTGGAGGTCCACAAGCTCCACAGTTAGGGCAAGCGAATCCTGTTCCACAGTTTAATACTCAGAGCTCGTACAATAACTACGCCTCCCCTAACCAAGGACTAATGGATTACCCACAGCAAGGGCAACCTAACCAACCACTTACTCCAAATGTACCTCCAGTGCAAAGTACTCCTGATCCTGATGTGTGGGGTGGCTCATCAAATACCGATATGGGGTTTGATAATAGTGGTAGTGACGCTGGTATAGGTGGGCAACCAGTAGGCCAAATGCAAACGCCTCTACAAGGGCAACCTCCAAGTATGTCACAATACATGTCCCCACAAGGCTTACAAATTCAGGGCAATCCAACTTCGATGCCCGTACAACGACCACAACAAAGGTAAAAGATCATGCAACAGACTGATGTAAAATGCACTCATTTAGATGCTAGTGGTATAGCGTATGCGGCTCCTACTAGGGTTAGGGGGTTTCAATTGGGCCCCGGAGGTACGGCAGGGGAAATACACTTCTATGATAACCCAACCGCAGGTAGTGGAACTATAAAAATGACCCTTCATATAACAACTAATACAGCAGTTATAGCGTCTACAATACCCGGTGAAGGTGTTAGGTTTGAAAATGGGGTGTATATCACACTCCCTGCAAACGCTAGTATATCTATATTCTATGGTTAACCATGAGTACTTCAGGTCTTACTACATTTAATCCGGCTACCAAATTTGCATATGTGCATTGCAGACCGGATGGTTCGGTGTTCTATGTCGGTAAAGGGGCCCACCGTAGAGTTAAAAATTTACGGGAGCGTAATGAGTACCATAAACGTGTAGTTGCTAAGTATGGTAAGGAAAACATTCTTATAGGAATGTTGGAATGTTCTTCAGAGGCTATATCATTAGAACTTGAGCGAGGCATTATTAAGTGTCTTAAACGGTCTGGTGTTAGGTTAACAAACTGCACAGATGGTGGAGAAAAAGGAACCATATTAACCGAGGAAACAAAAGCAAAACTATCTAAAGCCGCTAAAAAACGTGGGGTATCAGAGGCTTGTAGAGCTGCTTCAGTGGCAGCTAGAAAAGGCAAACCTCTGACGGAAGAGCAGAAGCGTAGGCAGTCTGAATCTATGAAAGGTATTGTGTTTACTGAAGGGCATCGCATAAATATCAGTAAATCAGCAAAAAAACGAGGAATGCCCCAAACACTTATAAAAGCTGCGCATAAAGCTAATAAAGGTAGAGTACAACCAAAAGAAGAGAAGCAAAAACGCTCTGCGGCTCTTCTGGCTTACTGGGATGTAAAAGGGCGCAAACCTAAAAAAGTTATAGACCCCACAATACGGATAACGACTAGTATGGCCAATTTGGATATAAAGTTACGTCCAATAATAGCGGATGGTGTATATTATGCTACATCAAAAGAGGCGGCTAAAATAATTGGTGTGACTCCTTCGGCTATTATATATGCGCTAAAACATTCCGGGTACACTAAAGGGTATAGGGTAGAAGAGGTGGAATATGGCAACTAGTGGAACAGCTAGCTGGGTACCGGATATAGCTGAAATAATAGAAGAAAGTTTTGAGCGTGTTGGCGTAGAAATTCGCACAGGTTATCAGTTTAGAACAGCTAGAAGGTCTTTAAATTACTTGTTGGCTTCTTGGGCTAATAAAGGTCTTAATCTGTGGACTATTGAACAGGGAGAAGTTCCTCTGTTAGTAGGGGTAGGTACTTATGATTTGCCTGATGATACTATTGATTTAATAGAGACTGTCATACGCCAAAACCCCGGAAGCACTGCTAACCAAGTTGACCTTCAAATAGCTCGTATAAGTGTCTCTACATACGCAACAATACCAAACAAGTTAGTTCAAGGACGTCCTATACAGATTTTTGTAGATAGACAGTCTCCTACACCTACAGCTAAGATATGGCCTCTACCT